CGCCAATGCTAGAACCGAGTTCTCTGAAGAGTTCACAGCCCGTAGGGCTGAATTTCTCTCACACATAGCCGAAGAACCAGTGCGGTTGCTACTCGAGGCCTTTGGCATTCTATTTAACTGTAAAAAGTTCTATGAGAATGCTGTTCAGAATCTTACGAAACTGTCCGGCCAAGGGTTGCTGAAGTCCCACTTGAAATTCGCTTTGGCTCAGCCAATGGCGGAGTTGACACGTGACATATACTACGAGCCAGTCAAGCAACCCTCAGGGGTGATAGTCGAGGATGAGAAGGGTAGAACCCTACTCTATATCCTAGACTTATTTGCTTTGAAAGGCTCGGAGCGTCACCGCGTGTTAACGCGATTAACCGAACGCGGTTCTGATGGGGTTGCCCCACTCAGACGAACAACAGTTCGGTGCTTCTCAGTTCTTTCCTTAAAGAACCTAGCACCAAAACTGAGCCTCGAAGAAGAGGCCACCGCGGTCGTGGATCACATGGAGCTTTTAACTTCTCCTGTGAATCCGAAGTTGACAAGTCGTCAACGCTTATGCTTTGAGGAGATCGTAGAACACATCATACCAGGTGTGCATTCTTTTGATGATCTTCCTCGTGGGAAACTTACAGACCGAGCTAACCTTTTAGAAACGACGGACCCATTCGGGAATATGTCGAGACGAAAGTTACGCTCGGGCTTGGGTTTCAAGCAAGAAGTGTCGACGATAGGAGATGCGGAGGCCCGTTCCAGGGCCTTCCGTAGTGACTTTGGCCCAACGTGTGGCAGCAACGTGAAAACGTTTTTGCAACCCGATGGCCTGTTTCGCATGTCGCACAATCCCAAGATGGGCTTAGCCCAAGTTCGCAACCGACCCCTACGAGAGGAGGAGGAGGACGAACTCTTGGATGTGTACATTGACAATGCTATGACAGACCAGAATGAGGCCGATGTGGTGGCCCTTTTGGAACCACTCAAAGTCAGAACTATCTCCATTGACTCAGGCATCCTTAGATACCTTGCAAGTAGAATCCAGAAATTTCTTTGGAAGCGTATGTCCGATTCGCCTGTCTTTGGTTTAACCAAGGGACAGACGGTAGAAGAAGCCGTAGATGGCCTATTCATTCGAAACTTACCTTTCATTTCCGGAGACTATAAGGGAGCTACCGATTCTATCCATTCTAACGCGACTGATTATGTTATAAGACTCATCTTTAAACATATTGCCGTGCCTCCGCATCTTGCGAGGCACATGGAGGCAATCAGGCGCGATTTGACCAGCGTTATTCTTAACTACGCTAAGGTCTTGGATAGTGATGGTATACCTTACCTCTTAGAGTTAGAGAAACGCCTCTTTCCTTACGATCAGTATGTATCTTTTACATACTCATCAGACAGGAAGAACGGCAAGTCTCCAACCTTTCACGACGTTTATACGCACTTTGTCGCTCATCACCACGTTGACCCTTGGGTCGACATGCTTAAGGAAGACAAGTTCTTACAAACTCGGGGGCAGCTTATGGGCAATGTACTATCATTTTCAGTACTATGCATCATAAATCTATGTGCCTTTTGTCACTCATCCCTGAACTACCTGGAAAGGGAGTCCAGGGCCGGGAGGGACATGGGTGGCTCGGATCCTCAGGACCGAGCCACTTGGGATCTGTTAACAAGCTTTTGCGAAGAAATTCCCGATGACGACGAGCCTCAATGGCGCGTCAATACCGGCAAGTTCCAGCTTAAGTTCCGTAGCGCGAAAGCGTATGGAACAATCGACTATGTTAAAGATAGCGCAGCTGAGCATCTCCTTTTCAGGAACGTGCCCGTGCGCATTAATGGTGACGACATTTTGTTTCAGGCCAACAAGCGGTTTTACGACTGCTGGTCCAAGACAATCAAGCTCTATGGGCTTGAAAAGTCGGTGGGAAAGAATTACTTCCATCCTAACTTTTTCACTATTAACTCCCAATTATTTACAATTGACAGTCCAAGGTTCTTCTCCTTAGAGCTAACCGGAATGCAAGTCCA